GCTCATACTCTTCTAAGTAGTCCACGTTATCCCTCTGCTACGCCTTCCCATTGTCGCCTTTGTACCAATAGTCCGATTATTGCATAATTTGCTAGGTCAAGAAAGGTATCTTCAATACTTTCATAGTTCGGCGTGTCGTTACTTTTGTAGTAAAGGTTTTCTAATCGTGCCATCTTATCGTGCATACGCACAAGCAGCCCATTCATTGCACCACCTGGAGCATTGGCTATGTTAAATGGGCCGTAGTCTTGATGCTTGCGCACCATAATAATACGTAGTTCATTGAGAATATCTTCAAAGTTATCAAGGTTTTTCATCAAGTATCTCCTTAGCCTGTTGTTCAAAATCTATCATTGCTTCTTGCACTAACACTTCTTCTACTATCTTTTCTCCGTGTCCTGCTTCTGCTGAAATAAGAACTGCTGCCAGCATAGTCAACATTGTATTTGCTTTTTGTTGGTCTACTTGATTCATAACCCATACATCCCGTAGTGCATTAAGGATGTCTAATCCCTGGCGTTTAGAGATTGGTATACCTATGTGTCTAGGATTATCTTTAATAAAATCCCATACTTCATTGCCATTATTCAGAAAGGCATTTTCGGATTCGTTCATTAATAAACTCCGCTCCTTGTAGCATTACTATACTGTTTACGTCATGCCCTTCTGGCATCTGAACTATATTAACATTACCTAACTCTCGGCTAACTTTCTTGCCAAAATCCATACCTGCTGAATCACCATCTGCTAATACAATTACTGTATCAAAATCATCTAATATCTTGGAATAGAATGGCTTCCAGTTGTTTGCACCTGGAATACCTACTGCTGGATGTGGTGTTTTAACAGATACTGTTATGCAATCTATCTCGCCCTCAGTCACACAGATATAGTCTGATGCTGTTAGTACTGCCTGTGCATTGAACATACTGGTCTTAGCACCTGGCATACCCATATACTTTGGGTCTACATTACTCAACGCTCTGAATCTAATATCAACTACACCTGATGGTGTGATGTAGGGTATGGCTAACCTTCCAAGGTATGGTTCATGACCTGGAAGAGCGTCCTTTACCACTCCAAGATGAAAGCGTTGCGCCTCTTCTACCGATAGATTGCGTGTTGCTAGGTACTCTGTTGCTAGATGAATCTGACTGGCGTACTGGTGCGTTGCCTGCAAGAGAAATTGTCTGTGCGAACTTGATAGCCTCACGATATGTGCCTCCTTCCTTATAGATAATTAAATCGTATACATCTCCACTGACACCACAACCATGACATTTAAATCTTTCTTCTTCAAAGTTAATACCTGCTGATGCATGGCTGTCATTGTGGAATGGGCATTTAATTTTGCGCCAGCCGTGTCCCTCAGCAGGAACGGCTGCGCCTATATAGCGTAGATAGTCTGCGATACTATGTTTCACCCAAGACCCTCCTAATAAGAGCAAGCCACACGCTGGCAGGCATACTGCAATACCATTCTCCAACATCTGACTTTCCTTTCCGTTTATGCAAGACTGTTCCTGTCCATGCATTATCGTTCTTCATTTCTATTTCTAGTTCTTTAATCCAAGCGCTCAAGTCCATGCGGACGTGGTTTTTAACCTCAATTGTTACTCCATTGACGCCACTAATATCGCCTTTGTCTAACTGTGCTCCTGCTATTCTGCGGTCTGCATAAGGAAAACCATTAACCTTCAGCCATTTAACTGCATCTGCTTCGGCTTTGCTGCCTTTACGCTTGGCTGGTGTACTCATTCTTTAGGTTGCTCCGTAATGATTGCTATTACCCAACCGTTGCCTTCGCCTTTTTCTGCACGCTCACGTGCAATATCAATGTTAGATGCACGGATAACTTTTGTTTTATTTTTCTCATAAATGATTTCATACTTAGGCATTACATTACCTCTTCCTGTTGGTACCTGACTGGTACATCCTCTAGATACATAGAGTCTGGACTAAAAGATAGGCTAACATAATTGCTGCCTGTCTGGTCTGCTCTACCGTATCTGTTCTTGACTGGTGCTACACATAGGTATGTGTCGTCACCTTGTTTCATCTGACCAATAGTTAAAACCATTGCTGGAATCTGATTGACCATGCCCTGCACTGCGCTGCGTGGCTGGCAAGGATAGCCATCAAATCCTTCTTTTGTATGGTGTAGTACTAACACTGCTGCGTTGGTATCTCTGGCTAGATACTTGAGTTCTTTCATAACGGCACGCATTGCACCAAACTCATCGTACCCATCCATTGCTACATCCATTAGGTTGTCTACAACTATAAGGGTTGGCGACTTACCCCATACTGTTTCAAAGGCTGAGACTTCATCATCTAAATCTTTGAGTGTAGGGCTAGATTCAAAGGACCAGAACAAATGGTTGTTGAGTTGTAGTATTTCATGCGACCTAGCAGGGTCGCGTTTTAGTAGTTGTTCTGCTGCTGCCTGTGTCATCTTGCCAGTCATAGCAATCAAGCGCATAGCCATTGTGTGTGCATTGGTATCTGCTGAAAAGTAAAGTGTAGGATGTTTTGTTTTAGCAGCAATAGCCAATGCAACTGATGACTTACCTGCACCTGGAGTGCCTGCAATAACAGTTACTTCTGCTCTACGCAGAATAATTCCTGCTCTCTCAAATGCAGCAAAGGCAGGCGGTAATGGTTCCCCGCCTACCTCTGCTTTATTTATAGAGCGTCTAAGTGTTTTCACTTAATCTGTTCTGGAACGAATGTGTTCCATTCTGGTGAAGTGTTAGTAACATATTGGTTCTTACACTTGTCAAATGCACCCTTTGGTGCTGGGCAGAACCAACCTTTATATGGTCTGCCATCTTTACCCATACCTTGAATCGCTGTCATCTTTCCATGTGGACATGAACGGCCACCAATTGTAGGTGTTGGTGCTGGCTGTGTATATTCTTGGGCAGGAATTGTTGTTCCTGTTTCAATGATGTTGCCACCTAATGCTGCGGCAACTGCTTGTGCTGACATAACTGGTGCTGCTGGTGTTGATGCACCACGCACTGCTGCTTCTAGTTCTGTTGCTGCTGATGCAATCGCTGCGATTGAATGTGCAACTACATTGTCTAGTTCTTCTCCGCTTTCTGCACGGACTGTAACAAGACTACCTGCTGGTGTCTTAACTGTGATACTGATTGGTGCTTCTGTACTAGGCACTATCTTCTCCTTGCTCAAATGGAGTAGCCAAACCCTTTTGGTCTCGCCACTTTCTTACTTTCATTGCAAATTGTACACCTTTCCATCCTTCTTGGATGTCAATCCATACTAACTTGCAAGTTCCTGTCCCTGCTGGGGCATGAATGATGATTGCTTTTTCTTTATTGATGTCGCCCCATGTGCCACGGGTCGCCGTATCTATCATGTACGGCGAGCCGTTGGCGTAGATTGCTAACTGCATAGCAATATTATTTGGATGGTCAATGCGACCTGTCTTTAGGTCTGCAATAAACCTTTCGCCTTTGTATTCAACAACTCTATCTGGTGTGCCAGCAATTTTAAACTTATCTAGCACGGTGAATTGTTCGATGTAAAGTTTAGTAAGTATGCTAGTTGCTTTTTGGTATGCAAGAATGTCTGGCATCCATTGTTCTGGTACTGCACCTAACTCTAAACCTAAGTCTAGTTTTTCTGTTAATGCATGGATGGCTGTACCAATTGTTGCTGCCTTACTGGCACCTGCTGCATCCATTGCTTCTTCGATGTATGCATTAACTAATTTGTTATCATCTGCTGCTACACCAATGGCTAGTAATAGGTCTGGTCTACTTGTTAAACCTATTGCTGCCATACGCATCTTCCATGCTGTTAATGCTGACGCATCATCAAGACTATTTGCTATTGTGGTAGCACGGGTATATGCAATTGCTTTGCCACCTTTAGGGGGAACGACTAGCGGTCTTCCGTATCTATCTCTTTCAATTTCTACTGGCATACATCTCCTTGTTAGTAGTGTCCCGTGTTCGCAGATGGCGGGACCACCCATCCCCAAGTCTAACACATAGTAGAAATGAACAAACGCCTACGTGTTAGATAGCGCATGATTGATGGTGGTTATTCCCGTTCGATTTCGCTTATGTTTATATCTTGGCCGTCAATGTCTAAGTCGTAGCCGCTGACTTCGATATTGTCATTAATAATATCTTCGACTTCCTCTTTAGAGGTAGCCTTGATACCAGTAATGTTAACTGTAATCTCTACAGTTGCAGACCAAGATGTAGTAAGCATGTCTGAACCAATTGATTCAAGCAATGCGTTAACTTCATCGCGTGTAACAGTTGTTTCATCCTCATCAACAGAACCATCAAATGCTTCTGTAAAAAAGGCATGTACTTCAGTACGTACCTTCATTAGTTTTCTATATGCTTCTTGTGCTTCAGTAGATACTGCATCTAACTTGCGCTTACATGCAATGTCTGTCTTGATTAGTTCCTTCAATGATTCCTCAGTGAAGTTATAGGTAGTGCCATCTACTGTGATTGGGTTTAAGTACATGTTTCTCCTTAGATTCCGACTAGTTCTAGTGCTCGTAGTTTAATGCCATCATTGCGCCCTGCAAGGGTAGCAATACTAGCATCTTTCTGAGAGTAGTGGTCAGCATACTCAACTACTGCTTGCCATAAACCAAACTCTGTATGACGGATGTTCTCCTGTGTTGGGCTATCTGAATAGATAGCAAATGCTTTCTGTCGTGCATTGAGGGCACGGGACTTAGCATTCTTCTCACCCTTGCTGAGTAAGTGTAGCGGTGCGTTCTCAATCTTGGTAGGTAGAGCCCATACCCTTTTGAAGTACGCAGTTGCTTTGTTGATGTCTGCTTCACGCTGCATTAGATGATTGGCAAGGTTGCTGTACTCATCAATGCTTGTGTAGGTTAGGTCAAGAATGTTTCGCATATCAGATACTGATAGCACTGCGTTTTGTGTATGACGCAGCGTGTATGTGTGTGCTTTATTCTTGGCTCTAAAGATACGATTGATTTGGTTGGCACAAAACAATCGCTCAATGATAGGACGAACCACCACTGATGATGACCCGTCATGACTAGTTTTGGCTAGTAAGAAGGCTGCATGTGGGTCGCCTTGGATTTCCATTTCTTTTGGTAATGACATGAGCATCCATACTTTTGCACCGTCATCATACTCACCTGCTGCTGCATAGCGAGCATCACCTGAATCAATCAAGCCATCAAGGCAACCAAAGACTTCAGAGTTCTGAAAGACTTTGTACTTGCTACCCACTACACCAATGACTGATTCTTTTCCATCTGCTTTCTTTACGACTGCTTGCTTCTTTGGTACATGCAAGAAGTCAGAGGTGTGCATCTCAGATAATCCAACAGTCCAGTTAAGTCCTGCTTGTTCGGCTACCTGTGCTGCACTGGTTGCTTCTACCGCTATGCCTGCTTTAATCCAGGCTGAACGGTTTTTCTTTTCTACTACATCTGCTGTAGTCATATGTCCCTTTCTTTACCATGAAGCCTGATACTCGAAGGCCCATCCTTCAGGTACATCTTCAATGAGTTTGCTTATTACTTTCACTGTCCTTTCAAGACCGTGAAAATACCATTCGTCATACTCTGTGCTTCCAAAGAAGAAGCCAGAGCCTGTTGGTAGTACTGTATCCGCTTTACTGTGGTCTGCCAACACTTCTTCACATAGAATCTTTAGGTCAACTAAAGAACTGCGTGGTACATAAATGTTTTGGCACTCGTCTACTCCATTTGCTAAGTTTTCAACGAACCAGTTATGAACAGCATTAACCTTGCGCCAGTATCCAACTTGAATGGATACCTGAGCAAAGGCTAGTTCGTTTGGGTCATAAGCCCAATCATTTGCTCCCATTAAGGATGTTAAGATTTTGTAGTCAGCGTTTGGTTTTCTTTCTGGACTCCAATCAATGGATGCTATGTTTTTACGAGCATATAAATACATATCTAATCCCATATTAGATACCCATTCCTTCTTTAACCTTTGGGTGTAGTTCGTGGGTCATAGCAACAAACGCACCTGATGGCCAGCCTGAAGTAAATACACGGTTAAGTAGATTTGCTAGTGAGTAACTAGGGTTATGGACTATTGCATAATGAAGCATTTCTTTAGCAGAATCTACTTCTTCTAGTGCGTATAGATTTGCAGCCAATACACTTGCAATAGGTGCAATGAACTTGGTTGGTACTGTCTCATAAAGATATGTTAAATACTTATTGACTGCTACAACTTCACGCTCAGATGGTAAACCTAATACAAAGTCACGCAACTGAATGTCTTTCTGTAGTGCTGCTGCTATCTCTGCAATATGGTCATCATCTGGTGCTGTACCTGAATCAACCTGTGCATAGATAGCGTCAGTTAAACGCTTGCGTTGTGTTAGCAGTTGTTCTTCTTTTCCATTCTCATCTAAAAGAATAGTGTAGTAGTTTTCGATTTCTTCTAGTGTTACTGTCATTTCTTTCTCCTTAGTTAGTTGTTGTGTGCACCGTGTTCGCTACTAGCGGTGCCACCCAGTAGGATGTCCCTTATATAGAAAAGAAATTAACGATATAAGTTCTGCGAGTTCCGCGCTATCGCTGCCTTAGCAGTATGCATACGGAATATTTAATACCAACCATTGCTTCGCCAATGCGACCAAGCGACTGATGGTTTTTCGTAACGGTGCTGGATATAAGCCAGCCCCCGCTCAATCTGTTGCGGGGCTGGCGTTGATGGGTCAAGGTTAAGCAACTGTGGAATACCAAATGCAGAACTGTTTGGATTATCTGCTGCTGGATTCCATGCTGATTCTTTACCCCATAGTTTCATGAGTGCTCGATGTTCCGATAAGTTCCATTCGGGGTATGCCAATTTCATGAACTGTCTTGCATATAATTTCAGAGCACGAGGAGTCCAATGGAACTCGCTCATCTCTGTAGGTTTTGGTTCTGTGTATGCCTGTGCTAGTGGCATGTGCCACGGTAGCATTGACAAGAATGCTACATACCATGCTGTAAGCAATGCGAATACTTTCTTCATCTAGTAACCCATCTGTAGAGGATATAGAAAACTGTAATGAGGAAGAGCCA